ATATAATAGTAAAGACCTTTTTTAACAGTTCTACCATCTTTAGTAACATGTGTATCGGCTCCACCGCCTTTACCAAATTCTTTTCTCATCATTCCGCCACCCATAGCTTTTTTTCTTGTTGCACCGGCAATTCTATCTGCTTGTGTTGCGTTTGGGTTTTTGTCTATACCAGCTTTTACACTTAACATTCCAAAGTCTGATCCACCACCTTTAACTTTTTTTTTAACGTCTTTACCTTTTTTATAACTCATTCTCATATTATTTTTTCTCCAGTACTTTTTTAAACATTTTACTTATTACTTTAGAATTGTCTTTTATAATTTGTTTTTTTCTATCCGATTCTTTTACAGCTTTTCCTACAGGAGCAAATGTAAATTTTTTGCCTCTAAATTTTGGGTTTGCCGCTTCAAATTTAGTTTGTCCTAATTTTGCACTAGAGGCTTTTTCTTTCTGTATTGCTTTAGCTAGTTTACTTTTAGCTGTACCTAAAGTTGTTGTGTTAACTTTTGGTTTAACAGCATTGATAACCATACTTTTTAAAAAACTTTTCATTATCTTCCTACCTTTTTCATTGCTTGGTTATGTGATTTTTTAAATGTCATACCTTTTTTCATATCTTTTTTCATTTTAGACATGTGCTTTGCAGTGTGGTGCACGCTATGTTTTTTTAAAGTATTCTTTTCTTTTTTATCAATCACTATTTTTTAACTCCGTTGTTTCTAAAAATCTGTGTACCCTTTATACCAAATATACTAGCACATACAAGTACCCATAAATTAGTAAACCATTTAGGTAACGCCTGAAAATGCTCAAAGAAAATTTTTATCTTGTCCATAGCCTGTGGATCGTCTGACCAAACTCCATATGCCAGGACAATTATGGGCAGTGTCAAAATTGCAAGAACTACCTCGTCCTTATAATCGTTTTGTCTAGCTTCTAAAAGTTTGCCGCTAAATGCTAGTTCACCTGTGGCCATTTTAGATGCATGTTGTGCTTGTGCATCAGCCATAAGCATTTTAGTTTCCTGTTTCTTTTTGTAAATATGCGTTCCTGCGTTTAACGCTAACTTAATAGCTCCTAACCACATACTAATACCAGGTTACGTCTTTTTGTTTTCTTGCAGCACCAGTTCCTTTAACCGGATTAGTGTCGCCTTTAGCAATAAAGCTTTTTCCTCTAAAACTTTTCTCTGATTTAGGGTCAACTACTTTTTCTTGCTCTGGCATCGCTACTTTTTTGCCGCCTGTTTTGTAATTCATCATAATATACTCCTTTTATCTGTTTGGTTTCATGTTAGCAAGTGTTAATCTGTTTTCATTTGCTATTTCTTGCTTCTCAAGTGAAGTCTCAGCACGTAATTCAGCTAATTCTTCATTCTGTTCAAGTTTTTCTTGGTTTAAACCTTGTGCTTGAAGTAGTTTTGCTCTTTCTAACTCTTGTTTAGAAGTTGCTTCTTCTTGTTTACGTTGATTCTCCATTGCTTTTAAATCTACTTCTCTAGATTTAAGTTTTAGTAACGGATCTGAATCATATTGTGATGTAATTTTCTTTTCTTCAATCATAAAGTCTTCAGTCATCTCTGCAATCAATACAGCTTTTCTTGCATCAATGTTTTGAGTCATCTCAGCCACTTGTTGTTGTGCTTGTGGGTTGACTGCTGCTTGTTGCGCCAATTGTTGAAGCTGTACAAGTTGTTCTCTGTATTCTAATTGAACTTGTTCTTGAGCCATCAAAGAAATATGTTCTAAAATATTCTTTTGTATCGCTGCCATGATTGGTGGATTATTTCTAACTAAATTAGTAGACATAAAATTCAAGTGAGCAGTGATATGCGCTCTATGATCTTGATTTGGAAATGCTTGAAACTTTTTGCCACCCATTGCATCAATGTGTTCTAGACTCGGATCTTTAGGTGCAGTTGGTGGAGGTGGTGGTAAAATTCTATCAATATCTTTTATACCTAATGCTTCGTACATTTTTCTATAAGCATTATATAGATTATGAATTTGAGGACTAGCCATTGCCATTTGCAATCCAGTTTGTGCTAAAGATATTCTCTGACTCATTGAGAATATATTAGGATCTGCTACAGGTAGTACATCTACCTTGTCATCAAAGTCAGTTACTTTAACATTCTTCTGTCCACCAACAACATCGTAAGGATATTCTGGTGGTAAGTATGTTGCAAATACTTTTGCTAATAATTTAAATTCATTTCTTAATGCAGCATATAATCTCTTGTGGATTGCTGACATTACTCTTGAACCCCGTTCTAAAAGAGCTACAGTTGTACCAACAGCCGCCTGCTGGTTCCCATCACCAACTTGCATGTCAGCAATTGATGCGAATCTCTGTCCCGCTGCTACCACAGTTCCCATTAGCGCTAATAACGTTTGCGAGGGTTCTTTGTAAGGTAGAAATACGAATGCATCTTTTAAATTGCCACCTGGTGTATCTACATCTTTAAATTCACCTGGTTGTATTGGTGTAGCGTCATCTTTGACTCTAACTCCTCTTTGTTTAAATCCTGCTGGTAAATTAGATAAAGTTCCTGCGTCTAATAACTGACGAAGAGCCGAAGTTGCGGTACGACTTAATCCACCGATCATGTGTATCAATCCAAAACCATAAAACCCTAGTCCAGGTAAAAATTTAAAGTGGACAAAGTATTGAATCTTGTTTTTTAGTGTATCACTAGCAGCAAAGTTTCTTCTGATTGATAAAACTTTTTGACTAGATTCTTCTATTGTAACTACGTAAGGTAATTTTATTCCTGTCGGTTCACCATCTTCTCCAACATCTTCAAAACCTTCTAAATCTAAATTAACATGACATTCTAACAAAGTATAAAGCTGTTCTATTCTAGCTGATGTAGCAACACCTTCTATCTCACGTTCTTTGTCTGTAACTTTGTCTCCATCTGCTACTGATGTTGGTTTTGATAATTCTATGTCTGTGTAGAAACCATTTACTTGTTGTTTACGTAAATCGTTTTCAGAAAGTTTAATAACATGGATAACAGACTCGGCATCATCTAATGATGTTGCTGTGTAAGGTACAACTAGATCATCTGCTGGAATAAACTTAGATACTGCTCTGCCTAATAAATCATCGTAGTAAACTTTTTTAAATGTTGAACCTGCTAGAGGTAAATGAAATAACATTTGGTCAAATTCAGGTTCGTACTCTTTCATTTGATCCATTAACTGGTAATTCATAAAATCTTTTACTCTACCCGCTTGTTGTTCTTTTTGTGGATTTGAAACACCTAACATTTGTGTTCTAACCGGACCATCGCTGGGTAATAATTCTTTATAAGCTAATGCTTGAAACTGTGTAACTGCTTCTGCCAGAACGGGGTGAGTTGCACCTGATGCTCCTTGAAAAGGTTCGTTTCTATTATCGTATTTAAATCCTAAAAGATCTAAACCGTTAATATAAGACTGTTCCCAATCTTTTCTTGATGATTTGTAATCTGTGTAATCTCCTCTAAGTTTTGATCCGATTGGATCTAAAACATCTTCAGGTAAAATATCTGCTAGGTTATCGAAATGTGAATCTGAACCTGCTTGGTTCACGGCTCCTGGATCAAAGTCAATAGTTGCTCCACCATCTTCTTCTGGTATTACTTCTACGGGTTTTTGTGCCGTCTGTTCAGTAACATCGATTTCTTGTTCCTCACCTGGAACTTCTAATTCAGTACGAGTGTTGGGAAGAGACTTATCTATATCTGCCATATTTTTTATCCTGTATTGGTTTATCTTGTTTCTGTTCTTTAATCAACCCTTGAGAACTTGGTCCTTTCAAAGGTGGGATTTGGTCGAACTTAACATACTTCATGTTTTTTACAAGTGTTGGATTCTCTTTAGTCATAATACTTTTTTTTTAAACTAGCTATTCCACCACCTGCAAAACCAAGTGTTGTTGGATACTGTCCCATGTCTGGCATTGCTGCTCTTTTCTGTTCTAACATTAAATCACTTATTGTTGCAGCTCTGTTTTCATCACCTTTTCTACTTTGAAAAATATTATCTACAGATCTTAGTTGTGCAATTTCATTTCTTCTTAATCCTTCTGCCAATGCTTTTTGCCCTCCTTCTTGATCTGCTGTAAAATTTGTATTACCTCTATAGAACTCTCTTAAATTTTTTCTAGCATCATCTTCTTGTTTTTTAAATTCATCAGTTCTGTTTGGAAGATATGAAAAATCAGAATCTTCTGACATTTCATCCAATTGACCTTGTTCGGCATCTTGAATTTTATTTAACAGGCTATTTCCATAAATAATTCTGTCAGATTGTGATTCAAGATTTCCTATTTTACCCATCTGTTCCGAGGTCATACCTTCTTCAATCATTCTTTTGTTTCTCTCTTTTTTTGCATCAACTTTAGTTTTATCGCCTAATAAATAATTAAAGGCACTGTCCCCAATTGCTTCTTTAAATGATTTACCTTTTGATAACATATCATAACTAACATACCCTGCTTCTTCTGCTGCAAGAAAAGCTAAAGCTGCAGGTCCAATTAAATTTTTTAATTTAGCAATATCTTTTAAACCTCTACCCCCTTTTAATATAGCAGTTGCTAACATAGCCTGCTCTCCTTTTTTAAATCCAGTTTTTAAACCCTCTGCTAAAATTTTTTTACCTTTAATTGCACATGAAGTACCCTCTCCAAACATAATTCTACCCCCGGCTGCTTTACCACAGCCTAGTTTTTCTAAGTATGATAAAAGTTCTTTGGGTTTAAATTTATTGCCTTTAAAATCTGTATTTGATTCTAAAGCACCAGCTACCGAAGATTCTATTTGTTTAAATTGACCTATGGGTGATTTTTTACCGGCTCCATATAATTTATCGTTTGCACCTCTAACATACACATTATTATTTCTTAACAATTGTACATCTTCTGGTAAAACATTACCTGCTGCAATTCTTTGTTCAGCTTCTACAATTCTTTTATTAATTATTGATGTTGTTAAAGTAAGATCATTAGTTGCACTGCCAAATTTAACACCTGAATTATGATGTCTAACAACTGCATTTTTTATAACTGCTTTTGAAGTTGCTTCAGTCCCTGAAAGAAAATGTATTAAATCATTTAATTTTAAATTATTTCCTTTAAAATTTTTGTCTTTTAATAAACCCATAATAACTTCGTTAGGAGCCTTTTTAGCTCTTTTAGATATATCAATTAATTTATTATTTAATTTCCAATCTCCATGTTTAGTCCAATCGCCGGCACCTTTTTTAGTATACTTAGCTAAACCATAATAAGTTTTACCTTTCCCTGCTACAGTGTTATCTTTAAAACCTACAATTCTATCTTGTCCATTTATTTCTGCATAAACGGGTTTATAAGTTAATTTTTTAATATTTGGGTTTTTACTTTCATTTTTATAAACTCTCTGCATTTGTGCCATCATCCAACCTTTAGGTCCTCCAAAATCAGCAGCTAATGTCCACTGTCCTTTTTCTGCAAGTGTACGAGTCATTCTGGCTAATAAATTTTCTCTGCCTCCTGATTTAATTCCATATTTATAAGTTTTAAAATCCCATTCTTTAACACCTTCTGGTAAATCGTATTTAGCTTTAATTTTATTTTGATCTTTAATAGATAATCTTTTTCCCTCTTTTGAATAAGGCACACCTCTAGTATTTAAACCTTTACCCATTTCTAAAGTAAAACCTTTTTTCTTAAACCTTTCTACTTTAGTATGATCTGGATTTGCTTTGTTTTGATCACTTGTTAAATATTTTTTAGCACCAGACATAGGGTATGTATCAAAATCAAAAACAGTGTCTGGAAAAGCTTCTATAATTTTTTGTTGTTGTTTTGCTGTAAGAGCACCACTATACCCGGGCCGTGATCCATCGACCGTGTTGCTTACTAGTTGGCCTTGATTGTACATGTTCCGTGGTTCTTGGGCCATGGGCCTTGGATCAGGATTGTAATCATCCTCATACATTTCTAAAATGGATTCTATATCGTATTCCATTACTCTCCTAACATAGTGGCTAAGCCGCCTGATGCTTGTAACTGACGACCTCTAGTTAGTAAATTTTTCTGTATGTTTTCTAATTCTAATAATCCTTGCTC